CTTACGGGACTGATTAGACCGTCAGGTCAAAGTCAGTAGGTGTAGACGGATATCCGTTTATACCCTCGCGTCCCAGGGACCGTAATCCCATAACGCTCACCTGCCCACCGTCCCAAAGGCATATGCCCTTGGGACAGTTGCAACCGTTCTTCTTTTGGCCTGCCTTGGCCGAGGAAAAACGATTGCTTAGTAGTCCAAGCTCTCCCTGGAGGAGGAGAAGCGTAGATACTATAGGCGGGTAAAACACGAAAACCGGCATAACCACGAAATGACTTCCGTGGTTTGTCGGTGAACGTGTCGAATAGGTACCCTCCCCACCCGCGCGCTAAGTGCTCAGCACTCTGCACTCGGGAATGATCGCCGATGAGGTGACCATCCCCAAACCCGTCTGGGCCGAAGACTCTTATGGAGTCATCAACTTGAGCGAGTAATGGGGGGAGGAACTCGGTGGCATCCCACTCTGTCTGTCGCACGTAGTAATTGTGCAGCTTGAACAGAGAGCGAGCGCCCCAAGGACCCTTCTGAAAGAAGGGTCGGATATCAGTGCCCAAAAAGTAGTCCTTTCCGCAAGATTCACGGAAAGGTCCATTCCAGAACGACTTCTCGCGGTTAAGCAAGAAGCCGCACGCGTCTAGTAGCTCCTGCATCGCAGGAACACAAGATACGGGGACGATTATGTCGTCACCGTAGGCGTTTACGCCCGTCAAGGAATGTCCTTCTTCTGTACTCGCGCAAGCGAGCGAGAAGAAGATGAGAGTCTCTAATGGAAACGTGAAACCGTTACCCATCGAAGAGAACTTCTCGAGCCTCAGACGTCCTGACGCCCCTCTCGGGGTGTCTAGGAGACGAAGGTCGTATTCGACTACAGAGGTTGTAAACCTGTAGAGGAACATGGCCCAGTCCAAGGGAAGCAGGTGGAACACCAGCTCCCTAGCGATTGTGTCGGAGGCACTACTTAGGTCGAGAGTTGCTAAATCTCCCGAACGTGAACCTTCCTGGGCTAGCCGCTGATTAAGCGACTGGTCACGGATGTCCACTCCTACACGCCGTAAACGGTCCGCGATGTAGCCGCCGATCCCCGCCTGGAACATACTGTTCAAGGAGGGTTCGACGACGATCGCGCGATCCGTCTTAGCGTTCTTTGGGACGAATTCTAGTTTGCCCGAGTGAATCTCGAGTTCAACTAGAGCGTCTGGAGCTGCGGCTAGGTCGTCAGACCAGCCAAAACTCCAGGCCGCAACCTCTTCCAGACAGCACTGAGCCATCGGAATCAGGTTTTCGCTACATGCGAACGTCTGACCGAGCTTGGAGCGCGGACTAGCGTCGCGTTTTTTGACTTGCGTCGTGGCGCCAGGTCCGAAACGGATCTGCAGATCGGCGAGCGAAGGAACTGGTCCAAGGATACGCGCAATTTTCCGTTGTGCCCGGTACAACCGGGCTTCAACGCGAGGGTGGAAGCAAGCTTCCCCTCGTGCGTGTGCTTTGAACAGATCATTCGTCGCCCTGCAGAGTCGCTCGGACTCTACGAACTTCGTCCACGCAACTTTGCGGGTATCGACGCCTGGCAGCGAAATGTCGGATCTCTTCGAAAAGAGGGCCGTCACTTGCCGCAGGTGCCGAGCATCCGCAAGAGAAACTGTTGCGTAGTCGGGTTCGTAAGCACACAAAGCAGAGTAATTCCGAGAGGTGATAAGCCCCTCGAGGACTCTGCCAGCCTCGCAAGTAACGAGACTCGCGTGCTTAAGCGCGATGGCTTCGATTGCAGCATCACCGGCCTCTTTGCTGCTAAGCTGATCCCAGCGTGTAAAACGCATAAACTTTCCTTTGATCGGGAAAAGTGGGTGCGCGCCCCTCTAGGGGGCACACAATGGAGCCCGACGGTTAAGTCGGGCTGATCAGCTGGTCAAACAGCTCCGGAACAGCACCGGACGACACAGCCACGACAGAAGTCGTGATCGCGCCGTCCAGGTTGTTGCAAAGCTGTCGCAGCAAGCGGCGGCCGTTGATGTCAGCACGACCGGTGGTGTACTGGACGCGAACGTCCTTGTCCATCCGGGCGACCTTTGGGGCCGCCGTGTAACCGGAAGTGTTGGATCCCGCAATCGACTCCATGTAGGGAACCATCACCGTGCGCTCGGTCCGGTATACACCGGACTTGAGCTTCTCGATCGTCAAGGTCAGCGACATCTGTGCGTCGACCGGGACGGTTGCGAGGTTCTCACGCCAGTAGGCCGTGATCTTGCCACCCTCGCGGGTGACAGACATGGCCTTCAAGGTGTGAGACACTGGGGTGGTGGCACCGTCGAAGACGGTGATGTCAGCGATTTGTGACATAGGGAGAAGTCATTAGGCCTTGTTCCACCTTGACAGGGTGGGGCAGTTACGGAAGGATCCAAGAAAGGTCCGATAGAGCCGATTAAGGCATCGTAGGACGATATCGAGAACCCGTGATCAAAAGAGCAGTTGCGTTCAGGGCGTGAGCCATGGACGCGATCTTCGCCGGAGATTTTACTTCCGGCGTAGGTACGTTGAGTGTCGACGCGGCTGTACGCCGCAACGAAACCGATTCGTAGTTGAACGCACCGAAGTCAAGGTACGCCATCCACGGGTCGAATGGGCGATCGGCGCGAAGTTCGCACCCGCCCCACTTAACGCGAACAAACTCTGTCCTCACTACCGATTCGACATCCAGGCTCCTGGCCAAGGCCAGATTCTGGAGGTAAGCCCCTATCGGGACGAACCAGTCGACAACAAATGAGTACGGCATAAGCTCCCAGGCTACACTAGCAGGATCCAACAGGCCGGATAGGCCCATTGTCGAAGCATCGCGGATTGTGACCTTCAAGGCCACCCTCTTCTCTGCTTCGAAACTCTTGTTCCTAAGACCAAGATTTTGATCCCAAGTGCTCCTGAGTGCCTTTTTGTGACTCACTCGGTAGACCTGCTTACGTGGAACGGAGTGCATATGCGCTAGGAATTCGGCGCCAGACTTCGCATCCTCTAGCAGGGGTTTCCACCCATACTGCAATTCCAGCCAATTGCTGGCAATCGTCTTCTCAGAATGCTTCCGCAACGACTTGAGGTCGTTAACAGGAGGCTTTTTGAAGAAGTCGACACCGTCAGCAAGAGCCCGTGCGGCGTTGACTACGTCACCGCGACGGACAGCATAGAGCGCCTGATGTATACGGCGCGCTGCGTTGGCTATCATTGCACACGATTTGCCAGCCTCTCCTGCAAAGACTCCAGCATTGAAGTCCGAGCCGGCAAGCCTCTTGCGAAGCTTATTGAGGATGACATACTCGTCATTAGCGTCCCAATCCTGGAGCATAACTCCGGGACCACCAAGATCAGTCATGGTGGAAATGGGCCACTCGTAACGAGCGTCGTTGGTATCCGGGTACGGCCAGACACGGCGTGAGCCAGTGCCAAGGGCGTCCGAATACCGAACGTAATCCATCGTGTATGGGTTCTCTGGCGGAAGCGTGGCAGACTTCGGTGGTTTAGGTTTCGCAACCTTGATCCAACGTCGTTTGACCTTCACCTTTGCTGGTTTCTCGGGGATAACCCGGTAGACCTCCACGCGATAGCGTTCGCGAGTGCGAACGCGAACCCACTTCGTGACCTTTGCAGGCATGAGAAGTGGGGGACGGCCTTTTCCGAGTCTAACTCGGATAAAGCCGTCTAC